GCAGCGTTACTAAAAGTTGGCAGTAAAGCCGTTACCGACCTAGCCAATAAACTGGCACGTATGGCGCCAGAAGAAATAGCTGCGGTCAAACAACAATACAACCCAGTATTTAGAAATATATACGAACAACAAGAACGTATTATCAACTCGGCTGGTGCTACCAACGCCGACAAAGCTGCCGCCCGCGAAGTTCAACGTAAGATCAACGCCAACTATTCAATTATGTTTGATAACGCGGGTAAGAAGTTTGACGGATGAATCTATCCAATTTAACCGAGACAGAGCTGAAAGAAGCTCTGATGTTAAAAGAAAAGTTAGACGGCTTCCAAA